TGCTATTGATGTGTCTCGTAATGTTGTTAGTGAGGTTTATGACAAAATAAATCGAGAAGCTGTATCTGATTTTATGGATTATTATGTTAGATATATTGATTATAACATTTTTGAATTATTTAAAAAAGAACGTGATAGAAAAATCGCAGATTCATTAAATGAATTATTTAGAACTCGTGATAATTTATATTCATATAACAAAAAAGCTCTTTACATACTTATTAGAGAACGAACTAATGTTCAAACTCAATACATAACACGTGTAGTTGGAAAAATGAGAGAAATTTATAGTGAATTATATAGTGATTACACAAGGGGTGGAATTTTAAATATTAATCACCGAGCGGAGGAATTCAATGACTAAAGATGAAGAAATTTTTAAAGGAAAAACTTTTTCTGACTTAATGTCTGACATCTATTCTAATCAAAAAAAGAAAGATAGACAAATTAAGTTATTAATAGCACAACTTGAGCCGATGGTTAAGTCACTTGACCAAGCGGCTGTTGTTGTTCCACTTATTAAAGAATATCTTGATATTTCCGTAAAAAATGATGATGCTTTAATTAAACTTGCTGCTATTGTTCAACGAATGATGAAAGATAGTGCTAACGCCGACGGTGGTGGATATGCTCTTTCTGAAGACGAAAAGAGACAATTAATGGATGCGATTAAAGAGGTTGAAAAAGACCTACCTAATGATGGGGATGATGAATGATAACGGGAGTAGTTGAAGCTATAAACCTAAACGATGAAAGCGATGCTATAAATTCAATTTGGGTATCAATTCAAAAAGGCGGTCGTAATCTTGTAAAATGCACGCCCCTTAATATGCACGTTAGAACTATTCCAGTTCTTGGTGAAATTGTATATTTAGTTAAAGGGCCGGCTAATACTTCGTCTGGTGTAATAAATGGTGAAGTTTATTATTATCTATCACCTGTTGGTATACATCGTAATATAAATCACAATTTAATGCAACCCTATAACGAATTAACCGCAGGAACTGCTGGTCTTTCGTTACAATCGGTTTCAGCTGGAGTTTCAAATAGTAGCACATCAAATGATAGTAAAATAAACTTTGGAACCGGATTTATAGAAGATTCTACAATATCCCAAATTCAACCTTTTTTGGGTGATACTATTTTTGAGGGTAGATATGGACAATCAATTAGATTTGGATATACTCCACAAGGAGTAACATCATCTAACAATAAAATTTCTTCAGTAAGAAACCAACCAAGTTGGAATTCTACCAAACCAGAATCACCAATAACCATTATTAGAAATGGCGCTGGAGTTTCTCGTGGGTATAACCAATTTACCATTGAAGATATAAATCGTGATGATTCATCTTTATATCTTACCTCACAACAAAAACTACAAATAAAAACAAGACCATTTTCAGTTGGAGTAGTTCCAAGCAGCACTTATCAAAAACCACAAGCGGTATTAACCTCCGACCGAGTTTTAATTAACTCAAAAAAAGAAAGTGTTCTTATTAGTGGTGAAACTGGTGTATATGTTTCAACTCCAAGTTGGAAAGCCGATATGGATAAAATGTTTACTCAACTTGCAAATTTAGAAGCACAAGTAACCGCATTAAATAATACATTAGCCACACTGGCGCCAGCCTTACAAACAGCAACAACGCCTGTGGGTGGACCGATTGCATCGTTAGTGGCTGTTGCTCCAAGTATTGTTGCAAGAACCTCACAAATAACAAGTCAGTTGGTTAGTATAAAGACCGAACTACAATTGATGAAAAATTAATATAACTAATATTTATTACTATGGACACAAAAAAATTAATTTACGCCTTGAAATTAATCATTCAAGAAGAGGTTAGTAAAGAAATCACAAAACGTGAAAAAAATCTTCGTGCGTCTATCATTAAAGAGTTAAAACAATCTCAACCTTCCGTTGTTAAAAACGACCCGTTGGATGTTAACCATATTTTTGAAAATAAACAAAAACCAAAAAAAGAAATGTTTAAATCAACTGGGTTTTCTGATTTATTAAATGAGACTGCTGATAGTGGTGAGTGGCGGAGTATCAACTCTATGAATGGGACTTTTAATTCAACACAAGCTCGTGCTTGGGGTTCTATCAATAATCAAAACCCCCAAGTTCTTCAAAACGTAGATGGTAATTCGGTTTCAGTTGAAAAATTACAACAAACCGAAGCCGGTCAAGCTGTTGTAAAAGCATTAACAAGAGACTATTCGTCATTGATGAAAACCATTAGTGCGAAGAAGGGTAAATAATGGCCCAAAGAAAAGAATATAGAATACACCCGTTAGACTTAAAACGTAATGTAGCTATTGGTGTAGTATTACCAATGGGGGGTAATCCTTTATTCAAATTGTCGTATACCACCGAGGAACAGGCGTTATCAAATTTAAAAAATTTATTATTAACAAGAAAAGGTGAACGACCATTTCAACCTTTATTTGGAACAAATATTTATTCTATATTATTTGAACAATTAAGTTTAGATACAAGTACTGTTTTAAAAGATAGTTTAGAGGATGATATTAGATTTTGGCTACCATATATTATTATTGATGATTTAGTAATAACACAAGAAAATGATTTTAATAGAATAAACATAATGTTAAATGTTCGTGTTTCTCAAAACGGCGTAAACACTCCTATAATTATTATGGTAAGCGACCAGGGAAGTATAACGATTGTTTAAGGATAGTAACTAATGAATAACACAGTTAAAAAAGATGTAAATTTAATAGGTAAAGATTTTGGCGATATTCGTCAAAACCTTATTGACTTTGCTAAAAATTATTTCCCTCAAACCTATAATGATTTTAATGAATCATCTCCAGGTATGATGTTTATAGAAATGGCATCGTATGTTGGTGATGTTTTATCATACTATACGGATGTTCAATTAAGAGAATCTATTCTTGAACAAGCTCAAGAAAAATCTAATGTATTTGCAATTGCACAATCATTTGGTTACAAACCAAAATTATATGTGCCCGCAACAACCGACATTACTGTGTATCAACTTTTACCATCAATGGGTAGTGGTAATGATGTATCTCCAAATTGGGATTATGCATTAACCATAGCTGAAGGTATGGTGGTAGGTTCTTCTACAAATGGTAATGTTCAATTTACAACCACAAGCAAAGTTAGATTTGGATTTTCATCATCATTTGACCCAACTGATGTTTCGGTGTATGAAGTTGACCCAAACACAAATGAGCCAGTTTATTATCTTTTAAGAAAAAATGTAAGGGCTGTTAGTGGTTTAGAAAAAACACAAACATTTACATTCCAATCTCCAAAGCCATATGACAAAATTAGATTAGAAGATGAGGATGGATTGATTGATGTAATTTCAATTATAGATGATGATGGTGATGAATGGACAAAGGTAGATTATCTTGCTCAAGATACTGTATTTGAAGAACTACCAAATACAACAGATTACTCGTTAGCAACTTCAGCGTTCTCTAATGAAACCCCATCACTTCTTAAATTAAAAAGAGTTCCAAAGAGATACATTACTCGTGTTACTGACACCGGCAAAATTGATATTCAATTTGGTAGTGGAATCTCTCAAAACGCAGATGAGGAAATTTTACCTAATCCTGATAATGTAGGTTTAGGATTACCATTTGAAAAACAAAAACTTAATACAGCATATTCTCCATCCAACTTTATCTTTACAAAAACATATGGTATTGCACCCTCAAACACTACTTTAACTGTTAGATATCTAACAGGAGGTGGAGCAACAGCAAATACTCCTGCAAACACATTAACTAACATTTCAGGAGATATTAAATTTCTTAAAAACAACCTAAATACAAGTACTGCTAATTATATTTTTTCATCATTAGCAGTAAATAATGCATCTGCAGCTGATGGAGGAGGAGATGGAGATACAATAGAAGAAATTCGCCAAAATGCATCCGCTAATTTTAGTACTCAATTAAGAAACGTAACATCTGATGATTATTTAGTTAGAGTATTATCAATGCCTGCCAAATATGGGGCTATTGCTAAGGCATATGTTGAAACAACAAAAGCACAAAATATCTCAGCAGGTGAAACTAATTCAATTTTAGATTTATATGCTTTAAGTTATAACGCTGATAAAACTTTACGAGTACCTTCAACAGCATTAAAACAAAATATTTCAACTTATTTATC